GATATGATGGTTTAGGATATACAACTAAAGATATTAAAATATTCCTTCCGGAATCAGAAGACATCAGTTTTAAGAAAGAGGATAATTTAGTCTACAAGGGTGAAACTTATGAGTTGGACAGGCCAGATGATAGGACCACTCATTCTGATTTCATTAAGTGGTTTGCAAAGCGAGTTGAGAATCAATGATAGATACTAAACAGTTTATGAGCGATTTGTGGGGTCCGTTAGATACTATTTTTAGTGGCAATTTGCAAATTTTATTAGCTGATCAGGAAGTTCCGCCGGGTAAACTGGATAATAATAGAGTTATTTATAAAATGATTTCAATGCCAGGGAACTATTCCAGACAGTCAATTCAACAGTCTGATGAAGTGGTAGCAAGTACAGATGAAAACTTTGAGCATGATATAATGAGAACTTCTGTTTTATATCCAGATGGAACAATTTCTTTTAATGGATTTGGACCGGATGCAATAAATAACCTACAGCAGATTAGAGAGTGGTTTAACATTCCTAATCGGGGAGATTATTGGCTGCATGATAACTGGAATTGTTCAATTAGAGATATCACTGAGGTTCAGAATAGAACAGCTTTTTTAGAAACAGACTTTGAGAAAAGATACGGATTCGATGTAATTCTTAATTTTAGAGATGTAGTTGAAGATAGACTAGATACAATTGAAAAAATAAAGGGAACATTTAACGGAATACCTTATGAGGAGGATTTATAAATGAGCAGATTTATTGAAGTAAATATTACTGATCAGACAAAACCTGTTAGTCAAGCTGGTTTTGGTACAGCTTTTCTTTTAGAGCCAGTCTCTGCTTCTGGTGATGAATATCAATATACAGAAGTGAGAAGTGTTGATGATATTCCAGAAGCAGCAGGTGAATTAGCAGCTGATATGGCGAACGCTTATCTTAGCCAATCACCAACAGCTGGTGTAATTAACATGCAAGGTGTTTATGTTGATGATTTAGAAGGAACAGCAACTGATATCACCGAAGCACTTAATCAAGTATATGAAGATAATGATGACTGGTATGGCTTACTATTGGCGAGCAGAATTCAAGTTGATATTGAAGAAGCAGCCGGATGGACTCCAGCAACTAAGTTGTTTATTACCCAACCTGTTGAACCGGATTGGGCTGGATTAGGAGCATATAATCTTGCCGGTTATAATAACACTGGTATTTTCCCAAGTATTGAAGAGCAGGCAATTGATGCGGCGATTATGGCCCGGATGTTTGCGACTGATCCAGGTAGTGCAACATGGAAGTGGAAAACACTTAACGGGGTAACTTCATCTGGTTATACCAACACTGAAATATCATCTATGTTAAGCCCAGATGAGGGCGAAGCATTCATGAACCCAGTGATTTATGAAAAGGGAATATATTACACAGCGGAAGGTAAAACTGGTGATGGTAGCTTTTTAGATATTACAAGAGCTATTGATTGGATGGAAGCAAGAATAACAGAAAACTTATTCCAGTTATTCATTAATACTGATAAGGTGCCTTATACAGACGATGGTATTGCTCAAGTTGTTGCTAGACTAGAAGAAATATTAAGGTTTGCAGTTGATAGAGATGTTATCGCTGTTGACTCTGAAGGAGTACCGCTTTATACACTTGATATTCCTTCAAGAACAGATATACCAACAAATACCAGAGCTAATCGTATATTGCCAGACGTTGATTTTGAAGCGACTGTAGCGGGAGCAGTTCATTCTGTTAGCGTCGCAGGCGTATTAAAAGTATAGAAAGGATGATGTAAATGCCAGCAGATAGTTATGATCCAAAAAAAGTTAATGTATTTGCTAAAAATCATAAAGTTGTAGGCTGGGCTGAAGGAACTATGATTTCTGGAAGCAGAAGTGAAGACAAGCAATCAATGAATGTTGGTTCTAAAGGTGAAGTTACATTTGTTGAAAGCGGCAATCAGAGCGGAACTATTGAGATCACTTTAAAACATAATTCAGCTTCTTTGCCTTATTTTAAAAGACTTTATGATACAGGAGAAAAGTTTCCTATAACTGCAAATGATATGAGAGATGGCAGCAGAATGGGCGGAACGGAAGCTAAAGTAATGTCAATGGGCAGTTATGAACGCGGAAACGATGTATCAGACAAAACACTAACCATAGGCGTTGCTAATTTTGATGAATTTTATTAAAAATAATTGGAGGTATAAATAATGCCTAAAAACAAAGAAATTAAAATTGGAAATACAGATTTTAAACTTCAGCACCCAGGAATTGGTTGGAGCCTTGATATCGATGAAGATTTTAGACGAGGAAAAATGAAAGCGTCTGAATTTGCACAAACTCTTATAGAAAATGTGGTAGTTGAACCTGCCAACTTTGGATTAGAAGATTTTCAAAGTGTGCACGAAGTATCAGAGTTTAATAAAAAAGTGAGAGATTTCCTTTAACCCAAGTGAATTAAGAAATCATGAAGGGAAAAAGAAGGTTAATTTTTCCGCTTACAAAAGAAAAATTAAAGGAAATAAAAAAATAAAATGGCAGTTAGTTTTTGAAGGTGGAATAGCACCGTCAGAAGTAGATAAAATGGACACTGACAAAATGCTTGAAGCCTTCGCTGCCCTTTCTGTTCTATCAAAGCAGAAAAGAGGTGAATAAATGGATGGTTTAGTAAGAAGTTTAGCAATTGGCTTAAGTTGGAAATTAGATAATAAAGGGCTAATTAAAGCTAATGAACAAACTGATGGTTTAATAAATAATGCAAATAGTGCTGAAAATGAAATGAATCAATTAGGCAGAGCTGGAAATACAGCTGGTAGCAAAATAGGAAGAGCTTTTGATGCTGCAAGCAAAAAAATTAGTTCAGGGTTAGGAATTTTAGCTGATTATCGTTATGAATTAGCTGCAACAGCTGCTGCAGGAACATTTGGCATATTTAAATTAGCAAGTATGGCCGGAGATGCTCAAGAAGAGTTAAATGCTATGGGAATACTTTTTGGAGATTATACTTCAGAAGCGGTTCAATGGGCGGAAAATTATTCAAACCAAATAAATAGAAGTAAAAACGATACTATTGGGTGGTTGAATGCTTTTCAGGGAACATTAGTCCCACTTGGTATGGCCAGAGAACAAGCTACATCACTTTCGAAGGAATTAGTTCAAACTACATCAGATTTAGGATCATTGTACAATGTTAAAACTAATAGAGCTATTGAAGCAATGACCTCTGCTTTGATAGGAAACCATGAAGCAGCAAGAATTTTAAAAGTACAATTAGCAGAAGGTAATCTAAACGCTAGAGCAATGGCTATGGGTTATGAAGAAAATTTTGCTCAATTAGATCCGTTAGTTAAGCTAGAAGTAAGATATCAAGAAATATTAGCGCAATCAGAAGTTGCTATGGGCAATGCTGCAGAGACCTCTGACGATTATAACAACTTAATATTAGGTTTTAAAGGTAATTTAAGAGATTTAGGTATTGCAATGGGTACTGCTTATATACCATCAATAGAAGATGGCTTAAGAGTGACTAATGATTTTTTAAGCACTTTAGTTGAAAGCGAATGGACTAAACCGATTGCTAGAGTTTTAGCTTTAGGAACAGCTTTTTCAGGACTTGCTGCAGGCATTGGTATAACTTATGCTCTAGCAGGAGCTATTGGAATAGGCGCCGCACCATTAGCGGGGATAATGCTCGGAATAGGTGCACTGATATTAATAGTAGAAGATTTATGGACCGGTTTTCAAGGCGGAGAAAGTATAATATTTAATATCGTAGATTGGTTTGGAAAGGTTACGGGTCAATCTGATAAATTATCTAATGCTATTGATTGGTTAGGTGATAAATTTGAATTAATGAAAGAAGATTTATCATTATTAGCAAGTGGTTTAATTGATACTTTTTCTGGTTTTGGAGAATTTATTGTAGGGATATTTACATTTGATAAGGAAAAAATAACTAATGGTTTTGAAACAATGGTTAATGGATTAGGTGATTTAGTTTTAGGTTTTGGCTATTCACTATTTCACACATCAGCATTTATTGGTGAAGGTGTAGCCAATACAATGATTTGGGCGTTAAAGTCAATAGGTTTTGGTGTAATAAAAATTGGAGAAAAATTAATTAATAGCTTTCTTTTTGGAATTGAAATTGGTTGGAATAATTTAGTAGACTGGATAGATGAAAAAACCGGTATTCAATTACCTAAAATAGATATGCCAGAAATTAATATATTAGGAACTGTTCAATCAGCTTGGAATGTTATGGTTGATTGGTGGGAAGATGTATCAACACTTAGTTTTGACTTTGAAATGCCTAACATAGGTGGATTTATTGATGAACAAGTTCAAAAACTACCAGATTGGTCTAAAAAACTATTGGGCATAGAAAACGAAGTAGTAGAAAAAGAAAGTAAAGAAATTCAAAACAATAACTCTACAAATATTAATAATACAGAAGTTAATGAAAATATAACAATAAATGTCGATGGCTCTAAAGATCCAAAAGAAGTGAGCAGGTTAATTGATCAGAAATTAAAAACTAGAGAACGAATACTAGCGGGAGAGGTAGGTGTCAATCTCTAATGGATTGGACTTTTATAGACGATGTATTAGTTGATGCAACTGAATCAGAAGCGCCTACTTTTTCTAATGAAATAACAGAAAATCCTGTTGAAGATGGTACTGTAATAACTGATCACATTAATCAAAACCCAGACACTCTTGAGTTAAATGTTGTTATAACTGGAGAATATGAAGGAACACCGCAGGAAAAATATGAGCGATTACTTGAGATTAGAAATAATAGAGAAATAATTTCAGTTATTGGAGCGCTGCAGGTATATGAAAATATGGCAATCAGCGAAATAAACCTTGAAAAGTCTGCAGATAATTTAAAAGGTTATTCAGGAACAATATCATTTCAGCAGGTTAGATTTGCTACTGCTCAAACAATAACTGTAGAAATAGCACCGCCTGTTATTGATGGAGAAGAGCAGCCAGCTCCAGAAGAAGAAAAAAGCGAAACATCTACTAAAGACAGTGAAACTGAAGAAGTTGATGAAGAAACAGTTGGGAATAAAAGCCTAAATATTAAAATCTATGAGTCTCTTGAAAGTTTATTAGATGGTGGTTCACAATGATAAAACTTAATTATTTACCTATTAACAAAAGTAAAAATCAAACTGACCGTTTCATAATAGAACTTGATGAAAATAATTATATATTTGAAGTGTACTGGAATCCGATAGAAAAATATTTTGCTTTTAATATGTACGATATTGATGAAGATCCTATAATTTTAGGTAGAAAAATCACTTATAATGTCAACATGCTGGATAATATCGTTGATGAAAGAGTGCCAGCTGTACAAATAACTCCTGTTAATCCTGCTGTAGAAGATGATCACATAACTTATGATAAATTTATGGATTCAATTAAATGTTATATCTTTGCTGCAGGTGATGAGTAATGATGCTATATAGAAAAGCAGAAGTAATTGTCGAAGATTGGAAAGTTACCTATCCAGAATTATATTTAGAAGCTGAAATAAATTTCAATGACAGCAGCGAAAGCAATATTGGAATGATTAAGTTTTATAATCTATCAGATAAAAGTATTAAAAAGTTAAAAAAAGATAAATTAATTCAACTTAATGCTGGGTACGAAGGTGATTTAGGAAGCCTTTTACCTGGCATTATTATTAATGAAACAACAAATTATGAAGGAACAGACAAAATAACCGAGCTTGTCATCGGCGATGGCACTGAACGCTGGCTTAATGCGACAATCAATAAAACTTGGAAAATTGGCATAACATCTGACAGAATAGTTAAAACTTGCGCAGAAATGCTACCATTTAATTTTAAGGGCTATGAAGCTGAGACAATACCCTACCCTAAAGGCAAGACTCACAGTGGCACTATTAAATCATTACTCGAAGAGATAGCAAGCGATATAGGTGCAAAACTGCACGTCTCACGAGGTTTTATATACTTTAGACCTCCCGAAAAGGGAAGCTTTGAGATAGTTAACCTCAATAAAGATACAGGTCTTATAGGAACGCCGACAATCTCTCAAAGTGATAAAGGTATTGCTTATGAGGTAGACAGCTTACTTAATTATAGGCTCTGGACCGATAATTTAATTAATATTGAAAGCAAGACAATTAACGGACTTTATAAAATAGTTGGTGGCACTCATTCAATAGCTGGTGGAGATTTTATTACTACAATGGAGGTGGAGAAATACGATGGTTAACATGAATGATATAACGCGCAAAATGATTAATGATGCAGTTAGTGATATTCATACTTCTCTGCCTGCAAAAATTAATAAATATGATGCTGAAAAAATGAGAGCTGAAATTACATTAATAAGCAAGCAGAACCTCGAAGGTGAAATGGTTGAAATACCTCCAGTTTTAGAGGTGCCGGTGGGATTTATGAAAGCTGGTCCATTTATTATAAGACCTCCATTTAAAAAGGGAGATGTAGTTGTAGTAGTTTTTTCTGAAAAAGCTATTGATCAGCTATTAATAAGCGGAAAATCAGAGAAAGTTAAATATACCAGAATGCACAGTATTGATGATGCAATTATAGTTAACAGTCTGCAGCTGGAATCAGAAAGCGACTTAAACAGCAGCTATACTTCTGATCTACTCATAGAAAATCAAGAAGCAGGCAGCAGAATAGTAATGAAAGCAAATGGTGATTTATTAATAGAAACTAATGGAAAAGTTAATGCCACTTCAACTGATACAACTACTATAACAGCACCAAAAATTATAGTAGATGCTGAAACACATTTAGGTGGTAGCGGTGGTGAAGGACTAAGCTTTGGAGAAAGTTTAAAAACTTATCTTGACGGGCATACTCACCCAGGAGACAGCGGAGGAACAACTGGTCCGCCCACATCACCAAGTCCAGCTCCAAGCAGCAAAGTATTTACGAATTAGGAGGAAAAGAAATGTTATTACCTAAGGGGAGCAGACTTATTTGTCCTAATTGCGGGACTGAAATTTATAAATTAAAGGTTAACATCGAAGATGAAAGAGAGGGCACAAACTTACTAATTGATGAAATAAAACCATTGAATGAATTTGAACCTGAGATTGGTGCTTATCCAAAATGCCCTAATTGTTTAGAAAAAGTTGACATGTATGAATATGATAACTACAAAAAGAGTGATAACTAATGAAAAGTATATATCTTAACGATAGCGGAGACTTTGAGTTTGACAGCATGAATGAAGTGAAAATGATTGAAGGTATAGATGAAATTAAGCAGCGGCTAAAAATATCACTGATCACAGAGATGAAAGAGTGGTTTTTAAACTTAGACTTTGGTGTTCCCTGGTTAAAGATGCTAGGTGACGGTGAACAGCCAGAAGCATTTAGAAAAGAAGTTTTAAAAGTTTTAAATGCTGATCCAGCTGTAGATAAAATAAACTCTGTAAAAACAGAGTTTGATAGGGCCAATAGAAGCTTAGATATAGATTTTATAGTTCAGGTTGGAGAAAATGCAATCGCAGAAAGTGTGGTGATTGAATGAATGGGTTTGAGCGAAAAACTAGAGTAGAAATTGTAAGCGATATGAAAGCCAAAGCTAAAAACTTGTTTGGCAATGACATTAATTTAAATGTAAATAGCCCTTTAGGGATCATCATTCAGCTTATCAGTTATCCAACATCCTTATTATGGTTTGGTTTAGAAGCGATTTATAATGCTATGGATATTAATGCTGCAGTAGGCCAGGACCTTGACAATTTGGCTAAAAAAATAGGTATTAGAAGATATTCTTCAGCTAAAGCTGTTGGTGAAGTTACTTTTACAGGCGATAATAATGTTTTGATTCCAGAAGGGTTTCAAGTAGAAACCGAAGAGGATGAGCCAAAAGTTTTTCAGACTACCGAACAGGTAATAATAACATCTGGCAGTATAACTGTTGAAATTGTCTCTATTGAAGGTGGGAGTGAGTATAATGTGCCCTCAAATACAATAACTGAAATGACAGAAGTTTCAGCCGGCATTGATGATGTAACAAATGCAGCTGAAACTTTTGGAGGTAGAGACAGAGAAACTGACACTGAGCTTAGAGAAAGATATTTTCAGTCACTCGATAGGGCTGGAGGTTCAACAACAACTTCTGTTAGAGCAAATGTTTTAGAAGAAACAGAAACATCTGACTGTATAATTTTAGAAAATATAACAATGGAAGTTGACGGCAATGGATTACCTCCCAAAAGTTTCGAGACTATTGTTTTTGGAGGTACTAATCAGGCTATAGCTAATGCTATATTTGAAAAAAAGCCTGGAGGAATTGAGCCTTTTGGCAGCATAACAGAAACAGTAATCGACGCAAGCGGAAACAGCCAAAATGTTGGCTTCTCAAGAGCTACTGGAATAAATATTTATATCAAAGCTGAATTAATAACAAACTCAGATTATCCAGCCGATGGAGATAACCAAGTTATTTCAGAGATAGAAGATTATATTAACAGTTTAAGTATTAACGAAAATGTGATTTATAGAAAAATAATTGATGTGATTTTTAATGTGCCTGGAGTTGTCGATGTAAATGCTTTATATGTTGACACTGTAGATTCTCCGACTGGAGAATCTAATATAACTATAGAATTTAGAGAAGTGTCTGATGTTGGCGGTGTTGTTATTGCATGATACAAAAAATAATTGATAAGTTAATTAGTTTTTTACCTCATAATTATACTGATGAAGAAGAAAGTAATCTTGCAAAATTGATTAAAGTTATAACTGAGCAGTTGATTGAAATAAATAACACTAAAGAATTATTTGAAAATGCTCAAGATATTGATCAAGCAACTGGCAGCTATTTAGATTTATTAGGCAAAACAGTGGGCCAGCCCCGAGGATCAATGAGTGATGAAAGATATCGGACAATAATTAAGGCTAAAATCCAACAAAATTTATCCGGTGGAGACATCAATCAGCTTTATAATTATTTAGCAGTTATACTTGATGTTCCTGCAGAAAATTTGTGGATTCACGAACACCCAGATATTGAGCCTGCTCATTTTACTATAGAAGCAGAAGTTGTTGATTTAGCTGCAGTTGGCATACAACTACAAGAAATTTATGAAATAGTCGATATGTTAAGAGCTGCAGGGGTTAGATTTACAGCTCATTCAAGAGGTACTTTTCAATTTGCAAAAGAATTAACTGGAATATTTACATTTTCATCACAACCAGAAACCTCTGAAACAGATTTAAATACCGGTTTTTCGAGTGTTGTAAATTATGATACTTTTGGAGGTAAATTTTTAAGCAGTGTTGATACATCAGATGTAGATAAAGGTTTTGCAGATATTGAACAATCTAAAGGTGGATTTTTTGGTTCAGTAATAGAATAAAATAAGGAGATGATCGCATGGCAGAAAGACCAGAATGGAATGCTTCAGGAGCTATTCCACCGCAATCGAAAAAAGACCAGGGCTGGCAGGAAGAAGAAAGACCTCCCGCCGAATGGTTTAACTGGTTATTTAACAGAACTTATGAGAGCTTAATTGAACATGATGGATTATTTACAGATTTAGAAAATGGAGATTTTAATTTACAAACTAGTGGAACGAATGTTGCAATAGATGATTCTGTTTTATCTTTTGTGGCAAATGAAGTTCAGTCCGCAATTGATGAATTAGATAGCAGGCAAGTAAATATTACAAACAAACTTCCTGACAATGCCGGTGCGCACAACAGTATTTACAGAGGTAAATATTTAGGAAGCGAAGTTACAACTGAACAATATGACGCCATTTCAAACGGCACTTTTGAAGACTTATATATAGGTGATTATTGGACTATTGGCGGTGTTAATTATCGCATTGCCGCGTTTAATTATTACTATAACGCTGGAGATACAGCTTTAACAAACAATCATGTTACACTTGTACCTGATGATAACTTATATACCCACGCAATGAATGATACAAACACAACTTCCGGGGGATATATCGGCTCTAAAATGTACACCGAAGGATTAGATAGTGCAAAAACAACTATAAATTCTGCTTTTGGCAGTCATGTTGTTAATCACAGAAAACTTTTGTGTAACGCTGTAAGTAGCGGAGAACAAAGCGGAGGGTCTTGGTATGATAGTGAAGTAGAGCTAATGAATGAAGTTATGGTATATGGTTCTGTAGTTAATGGTGGCGCAGCAAATGGATTATATAATATTGGAGCTGAAAAAACACAACTGCCATTGTTTGCTTTGCGACCAGATATTGCAAATATACGGAGCGCATACTGGTTAAGGGATGTAGCATCTGGCACGCATTTCGCCACTGTGCGCAGCCGCGGCAATGCGGGCCGCCTCAACACTTCCCTTGCTATTGGTGTTCGCCCCGCTTTCTCTATATCCTAAATCTTAACCCCCTTGTGGGGTGAGATTGAAAGTTAAAGCAATGAAGGAGGTTTTGCGTGTCAGTACCCAAAGGCAGAAGAAAACAATCGCAGTTT